GAGCGTGATAACGCCTGCGGTGCCGCCTGCAATGCGGCCGCCATATCGATCACCGGATATCGTCCGATCTGCGATCTCGATCACATCGCCCGGCCGCGCCCATGCCGAGGCCATGCCCGCCTTAAAGTTTACGATCTCGCCTTCCATCTGCTCCGTGAAGAGCGTCCAGCGGCCGATGCGATGCGCTTGGCTTTCGCTTGTGCAGCCGATGGCGATGATGTCCGTCTTTTGAATTCCAAAGCGCGCGACTGCTTCATCATCCGAGACATAGGCAATGCGGCGCTCGCCGAGATTGGACGGATCATTCCATGAGACATGCGCGACCGTATGGCGGGCGCGAATGTCGCTGCCTTGATAAGAGAAGCGGCCATCGATGACATTCGCATTCGTATAAAGGCCCACCGGGTCTTTCGGCATATCGGCCACGGCCGTCAGGCTGCCGCCTGCCCAATAGGAGAAGCCGCGAAAGACTGTCGCCATTGCCTGCAGAAGATCGAAGGCCTCTTGTTGCGACGAGATGACGGCATTGCATGTCCATCGATATTCGTATCCGCCTCGGCCATCCGGGACAAGCTCATCGCAATACTTGCCGATTTCATAGAGCGCCCACTTATCGACTTGCGCTTCCGTCAGAAAATCACCAAGGCCGTATCGAGAATTAAGGCAGAGATCATAGAAAACCCATGCGGGATTGTTTGACCATTGGAATTTAAAAGTCCCGTCCCATACGCCAGAATAGGAATGCAGCTCGGGATTGTAATTCGAAGGGATGCGGATCAGGAGGCCGCGCACATCATAAGTGCGCTTCGGGATCGAGCCGAATTGCTCTGAATCGATGACGGTCCCGACGAGCGCGCTGTTGGGATAATAAAGCCGCCCCTCGATGACTTCCGAATAGCTGTCCCAATATAGCTCGTTCTGCAGCTCTTGAACTTCGCTGTCTTCCGTCAGGCGCGTAATCCGAATATCCCAAGGGCCATTGCCCGGCAGGGAGAAGATCAGCGAGCGCTGATATCGGGAGTTTGTCTTGCCGACGATTGTGTGATCCGTGATGAGGCGATAGCCGCCGCCTGCCGTCTGCGCTTCGAGGCGGAAGACAACTTGCGTGCCATTCACATCGCCGGATGTTTTGTCTGTCTTAGAGAGTGCCGGCACAGAAACTGTCACGCGGCAGAGATCGACATTCTGATTAGTGATCGTCCGAACAAGCGGCGCGTTATAGCGCAGGCGCATCGATACAGATGTCTCGCTCTCCGCATTCGGGAAGTTCGATAGACGCGGCTGATCCTGATATCCGTAAACCCATTGGATCGAAGCATCGCGGACATTAAAGGAGCCGTCCGTATTCTGGACGCGGCTGCCGTCATAATAAATTCCCTGCGCGCCGCCGACGATGCCATCGATGGGGCCTTCGCCGAGCAGATCGATGACGCGAGCATATTGCCGCGAGCGCAGCGTATTCGGAGCCTCGACCGCTGCGCGCGTCTGGCCCTTCTTTCCCTTGCCGCCTTGCCCCGCAATCGTCAGCTCGTAAGTCATGGGATCACTCGCAAGCCATGCTCCTTCGCATCCCGGCTGACCGGGCCAGAGAAGACATATTGCTCATTGGTCGAAAGCCCCGCCGAGATCACGACCGATCCGGTAAAGCAGCGGCCATAGATCAGCGGGATCGGTGCGCCTTGCTCGGTGACATTCTCCGGGCCGGAGAACATATAATTCTCGTCCTTCGGAGTATCGCCTTTTTGCGTCGGCTTCTTCGGCTTCGGCGATAGCAGCATCGAGATGCCGAGCATCAAGCCCGTGATGATGAGGCCGCCGATGACCTGAGAGGCGACAGCGCCGATGCCAATCGATGCGCCGACAGCGATAAAGATCGGGGCGAGGAAAGCCGCGCCCTCGATATTCGGGACAATATGCAGCTCCTTCGATAGCGGCACAGTCGCCGCCAGATCGCCCGTGACAGGCTCCCCATCGGCGATGATGAAATACTCCGCCGTCTGAAAGAAGGCCCTACGGAAGCCCGGATAATTGGCAGAGAGGGCCGAGACGGCCTCCTGCGGATTGCCGATCTCGAAATGATGCAAAGGCCCGAAGCGATCAGCAAGCGGCCCGTGAAGATGGACCGCAATCATGCAAAGGCCTCATGCCGAAGATGCAGGACGGTCGCGCGCTGATAGAAGCCGCCATAGACTTCGCGGACGCTCTTTCGGCCCATAAGATGATGAAGCACGACATCGGGCTCGAGGAAGACCGCGCAGTGATTAGGGACGGGGCTTTGGATTTGCATGACGAGAAAATCCAAGTGCTTCGGCGGGCCATCGACTAAGCGAAAGCCTGCTTCCGGATAATATTTCGGGATCAGGTTTTCGCCGTTCTTCCACCATAACCAATCGCGGGGAAAATCTTTTAAGTCAATTCCCGCAAGCGATTTATAAGCATCTCGGACAAGGCCCCAACAATCCTGTGTGCCCCATCCCCACTCGCGGCCGACAAGCGGGGCCATCCATCCGCAAGGCTCGATGATCGAATAATTGCCGGTCGGCCATGAGAAGATAACCCACGGGATTCCGAGCTTCTCGCACATCGCCCGATCCGCTTCGCTCGCAATGGCGGGCAGATAGACATGGGAATGCACAATCGCGACGATCTTATGCGCCGAGGAGACTTTCGCATAAGCCCGGCGGTCCATGACAAAGGTATCGAAATCAGTCGCCGTATTCGGGATTTCGATAAAATCGCCGCCTTCAACAATCACGCCGCACATCTCATGCGGATCGCATCGCTCGGCCGCCTTGGCGATTGCGGCGAGCGTATTCTCCCGAAGCTCGATCATTGACGCACCAGAATAGAAGCAGGGAAAGCCCCATAGGGCAGGGCGGCAGAAGCGCCAAAGCGAGCGCGGCAGGCATCGAGCGTCTTGCGGCAGCGATCCTTCGCCGGATCGGCTGTCGGGTTGCCATCGATATCCTGCACGGGATCGCCCGCATAAGAGCATTCGGCCGAGCGATATTGCCAATTACAGACGGAGGCTAAGACTTGCCGCCGGGGCAGCATGATCCCTTCGACATCGAAGGCGGCCGCCAGCTCGATCTCAACGAAGACAGCATTCTCGGATGTCTTTCGGGAGACGAAATAAATCTCGTCCGGGAAGTGAGCATTTGGATCGGCATTCGGATTGCCCTGCGGGAAATTCCGCGCATCGAGATACTTTGCAAGCGTCCTCTTCCGAGTGACTTTCGCCTTTAGGCCGTCCTTGATCGAGCGCAGGAAAGCGCCAAGCTCGCCGCCGAGATTAGCAGCCCGGAGGCGCGGCCGAGGCAGCTTGCCTGTCGATGGGATTTCGAAGCCCTCGGCCTCGACGGGGATCGGCTCATACCGATTGCCCTGCCAATAGACCGGCTGCCCGTCGAATGTCGTGCCCGGATGCCACCGAAGGATATCGTTCTGCACGCCGGACAGATCAGAGCAATCGAACTCGAACATCTCAACGAGAGTGAGAGGGGCCAGCGATTGAACATCTGCGCGGACGCCCATTAGATAAGGCCCTTCTGCATCAAGACGGTTGTAACGATCTCGCGGATATAATCCTCCTGCGCCGTCTCTAGCTCCGGATCGGCCGGGAGCGCAGGCTCCATAGGAACAGGCGCGATCTCGATGCTGCGCGTTGTCCCGATCAGCCTTTCGACAATCTCATCCGTCACAGAATGGTCGAGCTGCCGCGAGGCGAGCGTCGAATATGACGGCGCAAAGGACTTCACGAATTCATCGAAGGCCTCGATGGTCTTCGGCAGAGGATCGCTCATCTGCGCGAAGAGAAACTGCTTCCCGCCATCGAAGGAGAGCTGGACGCGGAGATTCTTCGCGTCATAGCCCATCACAGTGTAGGAGACAGCGGCCGTCATTTCGGCGGAGCCATGCAGGAGCGGGCCATCGCGACGAGATCGGCCTGCAGCTTATCGATCCGCTCGTTCTGCTCTTTCACGAACTCAATCGAGCGATGATTGATGGTGTTAATATACCAGCCGCAACCGATAAAGACGCCAATATTCAGCGCCAGCAATCCGGTCAGGATGGGATTGGACTTATAAGCCTCGATGACTTTGCCTGCGACTTCGTCGTTCATTTTGCCGATACCTTCTTCGATGCTGCCGGGGCTTCTTCCATCGAGCCAGCCGTGAAAGCCTGCGTGACTTTATTCATGCGGGAAAGCCGCGCTTCGGATTGCCCTTTGATCTCGCCAATGATCTCGGCGACTTCAATATAAGGCCGCTGCGCGACGGCATTGATGACGATATTCCACTGTTGCACAGTTAATTCGATGGGGAGTTTCATTGGTTCCATTTGATTCATCCTTTAGCCAAAGTACCACCAGCGCGTGAACATTAGACGATCAGCCCATGACCACGGAGAATGATGTCGATGACAGGCTTAATTTGCACCGCGTCAGCTTCGTGCATCGCCTGAATTTCTGCGTCAGTCGGAATACGAGGCTCAGGCACAGGCGGCAGAACGGGAGCCAAATCGTTTAAGTTGGTAATGCCGTTTTTCAGCAGCTTGCTGCGTGAAGCCATAGCCGTAGGAAAGTGAAGCATAATCCAATTATGCAGCTCATCGCCTATAGGCACTTCGCCATTCTCAGAAATAGGAAGCCACAGCCACTCAGGATGCGGCGCACCATCAAACCACACACCAAGCTGCGCGGTATTTTCTGCAAAGCCGGTAATTTTATAAGGGATGTCTGACATCATATTATCCTATGTTGAGTTGATAACGACCGCCGTTTGCCAGCCAAAGCTGATTTGTCACAAAGCGCCATGTGTTGCCCTGCGGCGGGGAAAGGCTCGCTCGATCCACCCGCAAAACGCCGACCAAATCATAATAATTCCAGCCGTAATAGTCTGGCGTTTGAGCGTATTGGACTTGGTAAGCGTTAATTCCCTGCGATGGAAAATAGCTCCACAGTGGGCGAAGTGAGATAAGCGAATTGCCGTTTGACAGATTTGCGCTATCTACCGAACCCCAACTAATAGCGCCGCTCGAACCCCAGCCACGATAAGTTATGGTGCCAATACCGCTGCTGCTATCAACG